TTAGCCGAGCCCCAGCGCGGCTTTGTAAGTGTCGAGCACCATCTCCATCTCGGAGCGGTCGTTCGGGTCCATCTTCCGCAGGCGCACGACCTGACGGATGATCTTGGGATCGTAGCCCACCGCTTTGGCTTCGCCGTAGATGTCGCGGATATCGTCGCCGATGCCCTTCTTCTCTTCTTCGAGGCGTTCGATGCGCTCGATCAGCAGGCGCAGGCGGTCGTCGGTGGCTTCAGCCATTGAATGGTCTCCTAGTAATGCTTGGCCAGCGCGATCGCGGTGGCGATGAAGGTTGGGGTGACGGGGAGGTAAGGCGGGTGAATTGCCATCAGCTGGCGTTCCGCGCGGCATAGTGGGTGATCCTGGCCGGGATCCGCAGACCACCCGAATAGGTGAATCCGACGTCGGGTTGGTAGCGGCCCGCGTGCTGATGCCCTTCGGTGTCGCGCAGCAGATGATGCTTGCCGTTGCGAGCGCCTGCATCGATCGGGACGAAGCGGAGCGGGTTCATCGCTGCAGCCTCCACAGCGCAGCCTGCGGCATCTTGGCCGGGCGGTTGTCGATGAGGAGCAGCTCGGCGCGGATCGCGCGCCACTTGGCGAGAGCTTCGAGACCCGAGCGCCACACGACGAGGATCGCGAACCCGGAGATTACGCCGAACCCAAAGGCGAGGACGATTGCGACAAGCATCACGCAGCCTCCAGCTCATCGAGCGAAGGATCGCAGGTCGCCGCGGCGAGGCTTGCGAAGGTCGCGAAATCGAATGGGAAGACCGCGCGCTCCTTAAGCTGGCGTGTCAGCCGACCATAGTCGCCGGGCTGATTGCTCTCGAGCGCGGCAAGATCCTCGGCGGCGTGGACGCGGTCGGCGTGGATGGCCGCAATCTGCGCGGCGCATTCGGCAATGCTCTTCCCGGCAGCAACGCGGCATTTGCGCAGGTATTCGCCGGGCGTCTGTTCGGGCGCGATGGAATAGCCCAGCGCGATGCCGTAGCGATTGCGCCAGTTCGGGCGAGCGGTGAGCAGCGAGATGTTGCCGCCACGATCGCGTGCAATCCAACCTCGTTCTTCAAGGTCGACAATCACCTCATGTGCGTTCGACTTCGACTTGAGGCCGAGGCTAGCCGCCAATTCGGCGCGTGATGGCATTCGCCCGCGCGCGGTGTGAAAATCGTGCAGGAACAGCAGAGCGTCGCGCTGCCTTTCGGTGACTGAGTAGGGCATCGGAAACCTCACGTGCCTTTCGGGCAAAGCTCGGGCGCATCCGGAAGAGAGCCGGAGCGCGGGGTTGTCAGGGAGCGGATGAGGGCGGGCGGTGGGTCGCGTTACGCCCGCCCTCGGGGGGTGCCGCGGCATGGAGGACACCGCGGCGGGAAATCAGGGCGGCATCTGCCCAAAGTCGAAACCGGGCGGCTTGGCCTGATCGACCTGCATGGGCCGAAATTCATCGCCCACGCCGCTGGGCGAAATCACCCTCTCGAAGGAGAGGCTGGCCTGCCACGTCATGCCGCACTCGATGTTCGAGCAGACGTAATAGAGGCGGCGATAGGTCGGCGAGATTTCCTCGGACGAGCGGCACAGGCCCCTCTGCCCACACACCGGGCATTTGACAGCCGGAGTCTTCGAGTAGGAGCGCACCGGGCGCCGATCCTCGCGCCTCTCGTCTTTGGCGGGAATGGATGCAGCCATGTTCATTGCAGCACCGCCTCGCTGACGCGGTCGAGCCCATCGAGCGCGGCAATGCCGTTCTTAAGCGCATCGAGCGCCTCTTCCAGCTCGCGCCGCGCCGTGCGGCGAGCACTGGCCGAAGTGGAGTTCGCCGCCGCATCGATCATTGCGGCAACGGCCTCGCCGGTCTCCTTGGCGGCGGCACTGGCAAGGCTGGCCATGGCGCTGGCGGTGACTTCGCGCGTGGCGATATCGAGCCGCAGGGTGAACAGCCGCTGGAACGGGGCGTGATCGCCGCCATGTTCGAGGAAGGCGCGATCAAGCCGTTCGGCATCGATCATGCGCACTTCGGTTTCGCAATCGTGATCCGACCAGTTCCGCACCGCCCGGGTGCTGACCCCGCAGATCGCAGCGCAGCGATCCCAGCCCAGCAGGGCTGCAACGCGGGTGAGCGTGTGCTGATAGGTGAGGGGCTCGCGCAGTTTGGTCATGCGGCGGGCGCCTGCATTTCGTCGAGGCGATTGAAAGAGACGCGACTGGCAGCCCGGTCTACGCCGAGGAAGCGCGGCGAGACCGGAGGGTAGATATCGGGGCGAAGATCATGACGAGAGACGCCCGTGGCGGCTTCTACCTTCAGGACATGTTCCGCGGGCAGTCTTTTGGCGGACTGAAGCCATTTCCAGACGGCGGGCTGACCGACGCCGCAGATGTTCGCGAACGCGGTTTGGCTTCCTGCAATCTCAGTTGCTTTCCGAAGGGCTTCATAGGGCGTGTTTCCGGTCTTCATTCGGCCAGTTATTCTAAAAGGAATAATCTAGTCAATAGCAAATCGAAGGTATCGTGTAATTCCAGTTGGAATAATCCTTCTCTCCTATGCGCGTAGGAGAAAGAATCGCTGAGCGGAGAGCTGCCTTGGGCTTGTCCCAATCCCAGCTGGCCAAGCTGGTGGGGCTGTCGCAGGCCACCATCGGTAAGCTCGAAAGTGGCATAAGCTCTGGATCATCGCACTTATACAAAATTGCGAGAGCACTTGAGACAACCAGCGAATATCTGACTGGGGAGATCGACGACCCCACAGAAGGGTATGTTCCCGCCCCTTCCAGCCAAGCGGTGGCTGAGAGCCTAGGCCTGATCCCAGTGCGAGAGCTGGACCTGAGCTTCGGCATGGGATCGACCTATCTCGACGTGCCGGTGACAGAGGAAGTGCGCCACTTCTCGCGAGACTGGTTGCGGCAATACACTCGCTCCGATCCGAATGACCTGGTCTTCGCTCGCGGGGCAGGGGACTCGATGATGCCCACGCTGCTCGACAGCGACCTGGTGCTGATCGACTGTGCCCAGAAGACCCTCAACATGAGCGACAAAATCTGGGCCATCGCATACGCCGAGTTCGGGATGATCAAACGGCTGCGGCCAGTGCCCGGCGGAGGCGTAGAGATCCTCTCCGACAATCCAAGCGTACCGACAGCAACCGCCTACGACGGCGAAATGCAGGTTCTTGGGCGCGTGGTTGCGGTCGTTAGGAAGATTTGAGGGGTGTTTGGAACAGTCCCGCGCTGGCGGCCGTTGACGCTACCATCGGGCAGAAGCACGTGATCCCGGCAAACCGACTAGGTTGTGTTCCCTTTGCTATTCCAAGCGCAGATGAGAAGTCTGGCGAGTAGACCGACGAGCCTAATCGCCGCTTGGTTTATTCTGCTCTCTCCAGTGTCCGCGTTAGCGATGGTCTGCTTACGAAGCGACACAGAAAACTCTTAAATCTCTCTTCTGCCCAATATTGCCTCGCTCTAATCGAGCGAGACGAAATTCGGATAAAATCGTAGAAGGTTGCCGTATTTTTCGAGGTAAGCTGCGGTTTGCTCTCTGGTGCGATCTTCGAAGAGATCGAATTTCAAATCCTGAATGACCTTTCTCGCCGGTACGGTCGGTAGTAGGCGATCAAGAAGTTCTCGCTCACGACCGGTCAAGGTTGCGATGCGCAGGTCGTGCAATTCGTCCCAATTTTGTGAGACAAGGGGCCAATTTTCCAGTCCGGCGGCTTTGCGAACATCTTCGCCCGATTCAGCGTCCGACGCGACGGCGACAGTTGCAGCAAGCATCTTATGACCATCGGCATAGGTCACGATCGACAAAGGGATGATTTTGGAGCTGGATCGAGCGGATCTTCCCGATACAATGCGGAGCATTCTCGCCAATAGCTTTGGATAACCTTCATCAGAAAGATCAGCCGGCGCAGCGCTTTCGGGGAGGAAGTTTCCGAGGTTGTGGCGCAACCAATTGAAGCGTGCTTCTTGTTTCTGGACGCGTGACATGCCCTCTTTTTCACCCTTAATCGCTTTGTAATTGGCGTTTAAAGTGATGCGGATGATGTCGTAGTGATCTGAGCTATTTATTAGTGTTGAGAATTCATCAAGCTGGGAGCGTAGCTCTGCCGGCTTCGTGTAGTCTAACCAGACGATGTGGTTGGCGCACCCCTTAATCCCAGCTTTTGCATACGCAGCCTGTGGGTTATCGACAAACTCAGACATGGACATCGCAAGGCAGCGACATTGTTTCGTTGGACGATTGAATAGTTGCCGAGGCACGGTGCCGTGATTTTCCTCCAAACTCAGTAGCTGGCGAAGTCCGAGTACTCGGTGGACCTTATGGTGGTCTACCATAGGATAACCACCCATGGACACGTAGACGTGATCATCAAACGCGCACCAGCGCTCCATCCGCCTCAAGAGATCAACAAAAAGGCTCCGGTCAGCAGTTTTTGCTGTGCGAAGGTGGTACGGGATAGAAGCGCCTTGGCTCATCTCGCGACGAACCCTGCATCAGCTAGAACCTCCTCGAATGCGAGCCTCCCTACCTCGCCAGTTTTCAATTCCGGATCCTCGAAGTACTCCCTCAGTGCATCGATTTCCGACTTCTCAGCGGCGAATGAGACTTGGGAAAGGCGGCTCGTGCTCGGAGGCTTTGGAAGTTCCGGGCGAAAAACTTCCAATCCTTTGAACTGACCTGACGTCACACTCTTGGTTCCGTCGAATTCTCGAAGCATTGCGAGACTGCAGGGTTTGACCTCACCTAGCGGCTCCCTCCGCGCTTCCTTTGTTTTCCAGCTGTTTGTGAAGGACGTTAATTTCTTCGTGGCTTCGCGCATGACATCCAATAGCTTGGCATAAACGATAGTCGAAGCGTCGAGGCCACGTTTCGTTGTTGTCAAAGGAAGCTCGCTTACATTGTCTGACGAAAGCAGGGCGATGCCCGAGACGACCGTATATTGGCCATGGTATGAGGGAACGCCTGCCGTCCCCCATCCGGTCAGATAGGTTCGATCCTTGGATACGACGACACGATCATTGCAAGCAATGGTCCACCCCGCTTGCGACCTTCCTTCCTGCTCACCTTGCCGCTCACTCAACTCGTCTTCACGAAGCGGAGGTGCCAGAAGCCCTGCATAAACCTCAACCGTCACCCCCTCGAATGTACCTCGGTAAACGAATGGCTGAACGCCATCGCCACCAAGTTCGCCAGAGACCGCGAGGTAGAAGGGAGCCGGGGTAATAGGGTCTTTCGAAATCCCCTTAGCTTCGATTCTGACTGAGAAGCCCTTGCTGATGATGATGGCGTAGTGATCGGAGATGTACTGCCGCAGATCCTCTATCCAGGCGGCTTCTCCAAGTTTGCTCGCTATTCCAGGATTTAAGTCCTCGACGGTAATAGTTGTGCCGGAAGCTGCACCTTCCGGAAGCTCGATGGCCTGGAGTTCTAGCGGCTTCCATTCATCAGAATTTAGCCAATCTGGTTCGATATCGACCCTGAAAGGCCTATCGCCATATGACACGACGCTGGAGTCGTTTCCAAGTTTGAAAATGGCGCGCTTCATCCCGATCCCATAGACGCCCACGGTGCGATGACCGTCCGCGGGATCCGTGCTTGGAGGTCTACCCAATCTAAAGGCTCTGGTTTTGGCGATTTGGTAAGGAATACCGCCGCAATTGTCCTCGAGTTCGAATCTCTCTGGCGAAAGCCGAAGCACGGCTTCGTATCCATCGTAAGGCTTTTCGCCTTCGTTGGGCTCTGATCGGATTACGCCGTCGATGCAGTTATCGAGAAGATCGAGAATGGCGTCGTCCAACTCGATGTCTCGCGTGAGCATAGACACGAAAAAGGTCTTGGCGGGTGTGGTATTTGCTGTCTCAACCTGGGACGATTCTGGGTCGGTCATTCTATACTTTCCCGTTTTGGAGGACCGGTGCTTTGCAATTATGGTTCAGCAAGGTTCCCAAAGAGCTAATGACAATTTGTTTGCGGTGTGTCGGAAGCACAAAGCATGAGTCGGTGCACCTGGGTCGATCATGATGAACGCAGAAGATGACCTTGAAGATTTTTCCACCGTGCAGAATTGCCACAATCATCGCCGCCATTGTTGAATCTGTCGAGCGACTTTTCAATCGGCGGCCGCTAAGGTCTCCTAATGGCCGACACTCGGACAGCCTCCCAGAGACGCAGTATCATGAAAGCTGTGCGCACCAAGAATACAGGTCCGGAGATGGTCGTTCGCCGACTTCTGACCGACCTTGGCTACCGCTATCGCCTCCACCGGAAGGATTTACCGGGAAGCCCCGACATAGCCTTCATCGGGAAAAAGAAGGCGATTTTTGTGCATGGCTGCTTCTGGCACGGGCACGAGTGTCAAAAGGGCAGAGCACCCAAGTCTCGCCTGGAATACTGGGGGCCGAAGCTGGAGGCGAACCGCCAACGAGATGCGAGAAAATCGCAAGAGCTTCGAGCCCTAGGCTGGTCGGTATTGACCATCTGGCAGTGCGAACTTGGCGATGGCAACCGGCTCTCTCAGCGCCTTGTCGATTTTCTGGGTAAGCCTCCAAGCTGGAGCGAGACGGGAGACCTTTGATCCGCTATCTCCGAAGCGAAGAGAACCTGGCGGAGAATATCGAGTTGTCACGGCCAATCGGAGTTGACCTTTTTGCGGGTGCGGGCGGCCTGAGTCTCGGGTTCGAGCAGGCTGGCTTCGACGTTGCCGCGGCAGTCGAGATCGACCCGGTCCACTGCGCAGTTCACGAGTTCAATTTTCCGGACACTGCCGTCATCCCCCGCTCGGTCGCGGAGCTAAGAGGATCGGATATTCGACTGGCTGCGGGCATCGGCAACAGGCCGGTCGATTGCGTTTTCGGTGGGCCGCCGTGTCAGGGATTCTCCATGATCGGACAGCGCGTTCTTGAAGATCCCCGCAATCGGCTCGTGCTCGATTTCGTCCGGATCGTCGCCGAACTAGATGCGAAGACCTTCGTATTCGAGAACGTGAAGGGTCTGACGGTCGGCAAGCACCGCCAGTTCCTCGATGAACTCGTGGAGGCTTTCGACGCGGCGGGTTACCAAGTGCGGAAGCCTTGGAAAGTTCTGGACGCTGCACACTTCGGGGTGCCGCAGCATCGCGAGCGGCTGATCCTGATCGGTTCGAAGAAAGGTCTGCCACTGCCCGAGTATCCCGAAGCCTCGACATCGCCTGCGGACGGCAAGCGGGCTGTGGAAGGCTTGGCTATGGGGCCAACCTGCTCCGACGCCTTGGACGACTTGCCGGATGCCGACAAATTCACCGCATTAGAATCCGGCGATGCTGTTGCGACCAAGAAGTTTGGGAAGCCGAGCGATTTCGCGGCCGAGCTTCGCGGTTTGACGAATGACGCTTGTCACTTCGGGTATGTGCGGGACTGGAAGCCGGGTGTTTTGACATCCAGCGCCCGAACCAACCACACCGAGATCTCACGACGGCGTTTCGGCGAAACAATGCCAGGGACTGTCGAGCCAATCAGCCGTTTCTATCGCCTTCCCCCTGACGGGCTTTCGAACACACTACGTGCAGGGACAGACGGCGCGAGAGGCGCGTTCACGAGCCCCAGACCGATCCACTATAAATACGACCGCTGTGTTACCGTCCGAGAGATGGCGCGGCTTCATGGATTTCCCGATTGGTTTAGGCTGCATTCAACTAAGTGGCACGGCGCTCGACAGATCGGAAACGCGGTTGCACCGCCCATGGCAAGAGCGATCGCCGGCAGGATCGTCGAGGCACTAGGAGTGGCACCGGAGCGCCCCGAACGAACGGTCGGATTGGGCGATCCTAAGCTGTTAGAGATGGATATGTCCCAAGCGGCAGCCCATTTTGGTGTGCCGGCGCCGAATTCTCGCCGTGACCGCAAGAGTGGAGCCAAGAAGCGGAAGCAGGAGGAAATCGAGGAGGCGCGGCAAGCTGTGCTGAGGAGCGCCCATGGCTAGTAGATATGTAAAGCTGATCGAAGCGATCTTCTTTGATCACTACGAGGCCGGTCTCGCAGAGTTCGAGTTTTTGCGGACGGAAATGGAAGGGCAAGCTGCAGCGATTGGGATCGGCCTGCCAAGAAATCTTGGCGACGTAATCTACTCTTTCCGCTTTCGGAACCCTCTCCCGGACTCGGTCCTGGCGACACAACCGGAGGGACGGGAGTGGATTATAGAAGGCGCCGGTCACGGTCGCTATCGTTTCAGGCTTGTGAGCGCCAACCGTGTGCAGCCTCGCGACGACCTCGTTCGTATCGCGATACCCGATGCCACCCCCGAGCTGATCCGCATGTATGCGCTAGATGACGAGCAGGCGCTGCTTGCGATCGTGCGGTACAACCGACTGATCGATACCTTTCTCGGCCTCACGACCTATAGTCTTCAAAATCACCTGCGCACCACCGTGAAGGGCGTGGGGCAGATCGAGATCGACGAGCTCTATGTGGGCCTCGACAAGCGGGGCTGCCACTACGTCATTCCCGTTCAGGCAAAAGGCGGGAACGACCAAATCGGCATCGTGCAGACGTCCCAGGACATCCGTTGGGTCGAACAGAAATATCCCGACATGAGTTGCCGGGCGATCGCAGCGCAATTTATGGCTGATGACGTGGTGGCGCTATTCGAGCTCATGCTTCAAGATGATGAAGTTCGGGTAGTTGACGAGAAGCACTATAAGCTAGTGCCTTGGCGCGAACTCGATGCACGAGCAATTTGCTCGTATCGGGACTAGGTTATCGTTGGTTACTCATATCGAAATGGTGCCGTACAATCGATTGACCCTAAGGCAAGCCTTGTGGCGCAAGTGCGGCGGGAACGAATTCCGCTATTTACCCTGTGCGCTCCGGTGCTCGAAGTGCAGGGGACGGAATTTCATCTATCGCTTGCGCGCCCAGGACTCTGACGTTTGATTGATCGTCAGTGTGCCCGAGTAGGGTACGCAGAGCGCCTTAGCCTCGTCCACGCTTCCAGACTTCCATGTGCCATAACTGTCGGGCTCAAGGATAACCGGCATGCGGCTATGTACCTGCGCGGCATCCCCGTTCGCATCGGTCATAACCATCGAGTAGCAATCGCCCCATTCATCGCTTTCGCGCCAGATCCCTGCAACCGCAAATAGCTCCCGATCTGGAAGGCTCAGCCACGTCCGCGTCATGCCTCCCTTAGGCCCCTGCGCTTCAGCCCAGGCGGTGAGGGGAATTAGGCAGCGCCGCTCCGCAAAGCTGTTGCGCCACATGTAGCTATCCAGCTTGTCGGTGCGCGCGTTATTCACCGGCTTGGGCTTCAAGGGTTGGCCCGTCTTCTTGCTCTTGAGAGTGAGGGGAAAACCCCAGACCATCGAGCGCAGCTGGTTGTCTGCAATCACGGCGCCGGGATAGCCCGGATAGACCTCCTCGGCGAAGTTGGCCCGCATTTCAGGGGATACGCCGAACAGGCTCGCAATCTCAGCTGATGATTTCTGGTTTTTGTAGAGGTTGCACATGCGGAGCAAGTTTGTCGTGCTTGAAGTCCGAGTCAACGCAACACTGGTGAGACCGGCCATGTCGTTGGCAGCACCGACATGGTCGATGAGGCGTCCTGTGGCTTAAGCGGCTTCATTGCTACTGACCTTGCCAATCAGGCGAGAATCTCGATCACCAAGCCTGACACATGCATCGACACCTCGGCCGATTTGCATGCTCAGGAAGCAGCCTCCAGCGAGAGACCGGTGACAAGCCCGCCGCTGCCATCCATCGTGTGGGTGCATTCGGCGACGATCCACCTGCGCGCGTCGATCTCGGGCTTGAAGCCGGAGAGCGCAATCGGCCGCTCAGGGAAGATGTCTGGTCGACCAAAGCACAGCTTGATCGTCATCTTAGCGAGCTGCCGCGATAGGCGGCTGTTCTCGGCGATGGCGGCCTGCCGCGCATCGGCTTCGCTGGCATAGACCTGGCGCAGCCGCACCGGGCGGCCTTCGCCCTTGCCACCGATGGTCACCGTCTCGCGGGTGCCGGTCTCGCGGTTGTGCCAGCGCGCGGTCACTCCCGCGCGGTCGTTCTGATCGACGCGAGAATATTCGCCGCTGCCGTCGGTGTCCGAGCGCGTCAACATTTCGACCGGCAGCTCAGAGCCACCAGCGGTGCGCCCGCTGCCGATGGCGGCGAAGATCAGCGTGGCGGCCTTGATCGTGGCCACTGCGTCGAACCGGTCGCCCAAAGCCTTCAGCAGGGCGGCATCGCTCTTTGCGCCGTGGCCCAGAGCAGGAACGATCTTCGCGCCGAGATTGGCATCGACCTTGGCGGCCAGCCCATTGGCGGCGGCGATGGTCTCGACGATGGTCTTCACGCTTTGATCGACGAAGCTGCGTTCGCGCCGCACGCGCAGCGCGTCAGTCATGTCGGCCGAGCGGGCGGTGATGGAGATGGTGTCAGGATTGCCGCGCCAGGTCACCTCGTCGACCACGTAGGTGCCCTTGTCGATCAGGCCGATCGGCAGGCCAGTGCCCTGTTTCCAGCCCAGCTGCACCTTCAGCGTGGCGCCCTTTCGGGGGATCTCGATCAGGCCATCGGCATCGCTCAGCGTGATGTCGAGCTGGTCGGCCTCGTCCCCGCGCTTCTCGGTGATGGTGATCGCGATCAGGATCGGGGCGAGCGTGTCGGTGAGATCGCGGCCATCGAGCGTCACCTTCCAGGCCGCGACGGGCATCTTAACCGGCTCAGCCATCGGCGCGCTCCAGCGTGAGCGCGAAATCGCCTTTGCGCGGTGCTCCGTCGACGAAGAACAGCTCCTGGCGCAGGTCGAGCTTGCGGATGAAGAAATCGCCCAGCACCTCGCCGGTGCCCGCGACGAGCACATAGGCATCGCCCTTGTCGGCCATGTCACGGATGGTGGCGAGCGAGGAATAGGCGCCGATGTTCTCGCCGGGCCAGAGCGCGCCGGTAAGCTCGATCGTTTCCGCGCCGGGGCCGATGAACTGCGCGGCCGGGCGCGCGGCGAACCGCTCTGACTGGGCATGGCGCCATTCGCACGCGTGCTGCAGCGCGGTGAAGGGCAGGGTGCCGATCTCGAAGGCGAACATGTCCAGCGCCATCAGCATGGTCAGAAATCCCGCAATGAGGAGCGGCGGGCGGCGGCGGCGCGGCGCTCCAGCTCGGTCGCGACGGCCTGGGCGATGTCCTGCGGGCTCTGCCCGGTGGCGGCGTGAATGGTGATCGGCGCGTTCACGGTGACAGGGCCGCCTGTCGTTCCGCCACTGCCGCCTGCCGCCATGGCAAGCGAGGCACTGGCAAGGCTGGCGCCTGCCACCCCGCGCGCCATTGATCGCGCAGCGCGCACCGGCGCGCCGCTGGTGCCATCGATGCCGCGCGCCAGCCCTTCGTTGAGATAGCCGCCCATGCTGATCATGAGCCGCGAAGGGCTCCTGATGCCGAAGTAATCCTTGAAGGCCTTGACGCCGAGGCGCGCGACGCTGAGCAGGCGCTCGGCCAGTGCCAGCGGATTGATGGCGCTGAGCAGGCCGGTCATCATCATTGCGCCGATGTTTTTCAGCCAGTCGGGCAGGCCCGAGATCTTCTCTTTGACCCAGGATACCCCGGTCTGGAACGCGGCCGAAATCGTGTCCCAATGCTTGTAGATCATGTAGCCCGCGAAGGCGACGGCGGCGACAATTGCCGCAATGATCAGAACAATCGGGTTTGCCAGCATCATCGCCCCGGCGCGCAAGAAACCCTTGCCGAGGAACAGGGCCGCGGTGCGCATCATCCCGAAGGTGCGCACCAGCATCGGCCCATTGGTCCCGACCAGCCGGAAGATGGTGGAGAACGGGCCAAGCGCGAGCCCCAGCACGACCTTCAACGCGCCAACCCCGGTGACAAGCCCCGCCGCCGCTGTCCAAGCCATCAGCAGGCCCTTCGCGAGGCCAGGATGTTCTCCCGCCCAATCGCGCACGGTATTCGCTAGCCAGACGATCTTTTCGGACGCGGCCGAGATCGTCGGCAGCAGCATCGTTCCCAAGGTGACGTTGACGGCCTTGAGCGCGTTGACTGCCAGCCCGGTCGCGCCTTCGGTGGTGGCGATGCGGGTGAGGTATTCCTTCTGCATCGAGCCTGCGTATTGCGCCTCATCGCCCACCAGCGCGAAGTTCTTTTCCAGCTGCTCGAGGTTGGTCAGCAGGGGCGCGATCGCGGCCACGCTTTCCGATCCGAACAGCTGGGTGAGGGTGGCCGCGCGCTGACCCTCGGGCAGCTTCTGCAGTCGCCCCAGTAGATCGGTGATCGCGCCGCCGGCATCGTTCTGCATCGCTTCGGCGACGCCCTCCGCATCGAGCCCCAGCGCGGCGAAGGCCTTTTGCTGGGCCTTGGTCGCCGCGGTGCCCTTGGTCATGGCCAGCATCATGTTCTTGATGCCGGTCGCGGAGATTTCCTCTTCGACGCCGACCGCATTCATCACCTGGCCCATGGCGGCAATCTGTGGGGCGGCAAGCCCTGCCACATCGCCGAGCGCGCCGATGCGGGTGGTGATCCCCGCAATTGCGCCCACGTTGCCGCCGTAGGTGTTGGTCAGCGCGTTGATCTGGTCGGCGAGCGAACGGACATCGTCCTGGCCCATACCGAAGGCGGTGCGCCACTTGGCCATCATGGCGCCGGCATCTTCGGCCGTGCTGTCGAAGGCGATGCCCATCTGGGCTGCATCGTCGGCGAAAGTGAGCAGTTCCTTGCGGGCGACACCGGCGCGCCCGGCGGCAGCGACAATCTGGGCAAGGCCTTCGCTCGACATCGGGATCTTCGTTGAGAGGTCGAGGATGTCCTCGCTCATCTGCTTGAACTGCTGCGGCGTTTCGAAATTCACGACCTTGCGCACATCGGCCATGGCGCTTTCGAAGGTCATCGCATGCTTGGCTGCCAGCACGGCGGGCGCGGCCATCGCGACGCCGGTCATGATATTGCCGGTGCCGGAATTGCGCAGATCCTCGCCGCGACTGCGCATGGCATCGGCTCGCGCGTTGATTTCCGGCAGCCGGGTCTGCCGCTCCATGCGGTCGTTGGTGTGTTCAATCTGGCGCGCCAAGTCGCGCTCGCGGTTCATCAGCGCCGTGACATTGCCTGTGGCGCGCGAGGTTTCAGCCCGCACGTCGCGCAGCTCCTTGTCGAGCTGGCGCGCCTCGCGCTTCATCGCCGACAGCTTCTCGCTGCCGCTCTGGCCGAGTCCGACGATGTTCTTCAGCGAGCCCGACAGCCGATCCGAACTGGCGAAGGAGACGAGGAGGCGGAGATTCTGGCTGCTCATCGGTCCTTCGCCTTGTTCATCTGGTTCCAGCGATCCACGGCCAGCGTGTGCCAGTGGATCAGGTCGTCAATTTCCAGCGCGAGCAGCTCGCCCAGCGGCCAGTGGAACACCGCCGCAATGTCGGCGATCAGGCTCGCAACATCTTCTTCATCTGGGTCCGATCCGCCGGGGTCAGAAAAAAATCGATGATCGCTCCTGAGCAGGCGGCCAGATCCTCAGGCTCGAGCGCGTCGGCTTCGGGCTGGGTGATCGGCGGCATCGTGATGCGCGGCAACAGGTCGAGCGTGGCCGTGGCGCGCGCGTTCATCAGCTCCTGAATCGAGAGCCCGCGCAGCTCGCCCGCCTTGGGTTTGCGCAGCACGAGTTCGGTGATGCTGGTCTCACCGCGCACGATAGGCTCGGCCAGAGTGATCGAGTCGGAAAGCTTGGCATTCGGTGCGGCGGCCTGCGCAGCTTCAGGAGCGGACTTGTCGGTCATCGGTGTTCCTTCGAGGTTGAGCGGATCGGTTCTCCGCCCCGGCGCGTCCGCTCGATGCACGCCGGGGCGAAGCTGGAATGGGCAGAGGTCAGATGCCGAGCGCCGCGCGCTGGGCGGCAAGGCGATCGATGCCGTTCACGATGAAGAGGAGGTTCATCTCGTCCTTCTCGATCAGCACGCGGCCATCGACGATCAGCTTGTAGTAGCTGCAGATCGTCTTGATGGTCTGCTCGGTATCATCGCCGGGCTTGCCGGTGCCGGGGTCGATCTCCTGATGGCGGCCACGCACCACGATCTCGACCGACTTGTATTGGCCGCTCGCATCGTCCTGATAGGCACCGATCCAGCGCAGCAGCAGGGCGTCATGGGTGGTGGCGCCGAACTGGCCGAAGATCTGCTCGATTAGGCCGCCGGCCTTCCACTCGAACTCGATGGTTTCGCCACCCATGTCGATCTGAACCTCGGCATCCATGCCGCCGCCGCGGTAACCTTCGAACTTGCGCGCCAGCTTCGGGATCGAAACCTCGGGGCAAAGGCCGAGATAGCTCACGCCATCGTTGGAAAGGGTCATGTTCTTGAGCTTGGAAGGCAGGGCCATCGAGACTTACTCCAGTGAGAGGGAAGGGCACGGGCGGCCCGGTCAGGCGGCGAGCAGCTGGGCGTAGAAGCTGTCGGTGATCCGCTGGTTGAGCGTGATCGCCTCGGCCGGAGCGCAGGGCGTGAAGCTGTAATCGAACACCAGCTTGCCGGCGGCGATGTCGGCCGGAGGGTTATCGCTGTCGCGGAAGATCGCCTCGGCCCCGATGATCCGGCCCTGCGCCAGCAGCGCGCGGAACTTGGCGTTGATGGTTTCGAGGATGTCGCGGATCAGGCCCTTGGTGATCGGCTTGTCGATCGCCCAGGTGAGCCCTTCCGCGATCGTATCCTGCAGCACCTGCGCGGTGCGCACTGCTGTCTCGAAGGCAAACAGCGGTTCGTCGCTGCAGGTGCGGTTGCCCCAGAAGCGGAAACCGTCGAGCCGGGCGAGGGTGGTGACCTCGGCATCGTTGAGGATCCCGGCGTCGGTGGTTTCGCTGGCGAGGATCGAGAAGCTGATGCCGCGATCGATGCCGGTTACGCCATCGATGGCCACGTTGCTCAGCGACTTGTGCCAGCCCGTCTCGGTATCGATCCGGGCGCGCAGCCCCATGGCGCGCGCCACTGCGCTGCCGGGGAAATCACTGAACTCGGGCCAGATCAGCATCAGCTCACGCGCGGCGAAGTTCTGGCGATAGCCGGTCACCTCGGCAACGGTGTCGCCCACGGCAGCCGCATAGGCGAAGGCACGCAGCTCACGGGCAATGGCTGCAAGCTTGGTGGTAACGGCCTGGCTATCATGCCCCGGCGCGCCAATGATACGCGGGCGCAGGCCCAGCAGCGATTCCGCATCGAGCAGCGCCTGCAGCCCGGTGCGCGTGCCTTCGGCGGTTACGGTGCCGATCACGTTGGTGTCGGTCGCGTCGGCGTCCGCGCCTTCCTCGACGCGAACCACGATCACCGGCGGGCTCGCCTGATCGGCAATGGCAGTGAGCACCTTCGCCAGTGTGCCGGTGGAGCCAGCCTTGCCGATCGCGCGGCTGACATCGGAGAGCAGCACCGGGGTATCGAGCGGGAACACCGCAGCGTCGGCATCGCTGGCGGTGGCGACCAGGCCGATCACCGAGGTGGCGACATCGGCGATCGGGCGCGCGCCCGCGCTGATCTCGTTGACCGTGATTCCGTGATAGTAGGGCATGCCTCGGGCCTTTCTGGTGAAGTCGGTAGTTAGAGCGGGATCGAAAGCTGCAGCCGCTGATTGGCCGGAACGTCGGTGCGCCGCCCGGTCAGCGAGGCGGTGACCCGGCCAGCGCCATCGACGGCGAGTGCCACCTTCTCGAGCTGCAGACGCGGCTCCCACCGGCGCAGCGCCCCGGCGATGGCAGCAATGAACAGCAGGCGCGTGGCAGCGCTGAGCGGCGCGTCGACCAGCTCGAACAGGCGCGAGCCATAGTCGCGCAGCATCAGGCGGGTGCCGATCGGCGTAGTGAGGATATCGGCGATCGACTGCGCGATATGCGCTTCGCCGGTCAGTGCGGCGCCGGTCTGTTTGCTCATGCCGGTCATTGCGGCTTGCCCGTAAGCGCCGAGCCAGCAGCGACGCCGCCGTGCTTGTGATCCTTCAGGCTGACGCTCGCGCCGACCACGTCGGTTTCGGCGGTCATCGTGCCAGTGACGCTCGCATCGCCCTCAATCGAGACATGGCCGGTGATTGCAACATTTCCCTCGATCGTCACATCACCCGGCGCGGTGATCGTGAGGCCATCTTCGGTAAGCGTGATCACCAGGCCGGCCGCGCCGTGGATCTGGTGCGAGGCGTCGCTTGCGGGCGCCGGGGCGGCCGAGGAATAGAGCCCGCGCACGATCACGCCAGCAGCGATGTCTGCCTCTGGGCACAGCAACAGCACCTGCTCGCCAGCGGAGGGTGGGGACCAGGAGCGAAAAGCGCCTGCCCATTCAAGCCAGGGCAGGGGCGGAGAAGTCAGGTCACCGGCGCGGAAGACAGCCGTTGCCGCAGCAAGATCGACGCTATTGATCGTGCCCAGGCGGATCAGGTCGCCGATGCGGCCGTGGATGTCGCTTTCTTCCATGGCCGCAGCATCGCGCTAGCGGGGCAGGGCAGCCACGGCGTGCGCTTGTAGTGTGGGCCATAACAAGCGGCGGTGATGGCCGCGTGGTCCAGTGATATAGCTTCCGCCGATGACGGCTTTGCGCCCCATCTCGGTCATTGGAGAGGTCTGCGTCTTGGCCCGAAAGCTGCCGTTTAGCCGAAGCAGGTCCGATAGCTGCTTTGCACCCCAGTTTCGGCCGTACGATCACTAGCGGCCTGCTCTCAGCCCCTGCCATTCGTTCAGGTGACACAAGAAAGTTCAGCACTCGCCCCAGATCCATTTATTCTGACGGTCTAGTTGGGAGTGGAGTTTGAAACGATCAGGGAGGTGGTCGGAACTGACTAGCTTGGGCACGGCCTTGACTGTGATCATTCGGCAAAGTGTGCTTGTAGTTGCGGACAGCAATTGTTCATGACTAGGAGGGCCGAACGGGTCAATCCCGTCTTATGGAGATTTCTCAAGACCAGCCGATCGTAGAAGTAAGAGCGGGCAAGGTGCGGGGGCGCTCATCGGGGATGTTTGAATGCTAGAATTCGGCAACGGGACATTGAAGTTCCTCCGCAATTACAACTCGGACGTAATACTTGGTCTGCACTAGAACAGAAATGTCATCAGGGAAATCTCTCCGTCAATTCCTTGCAGCGGCAGGCGCTTTCTTCCATGCCGTTGACAAATCAGGCTGGAAAGGAATTTTCGGAAGAATCCCTTCGGTCCCGCGATTGTGAAACTGGCGCCACAACGACCGCCCGGTACCGACACCGACTTTACAAGTACTTCCAACCATGTAGGTTGAAGCATATTCAAGCAATGGGGGTTGCGCGGATGAACTTCTCGAACCTGACGAGACTACTCGTGGCGGTTTTTTATGCCGGTTTTCTCGTCGCTTGCAATCCCGAAATTGACCGTATCGTTCCGCTTTACAGTGTGCCGGAAGGTGGCGGCGAAATTTCAATAGAGGGCGATAATCTCGACAAGCCAGCCACACTCGTGCTCGCCGATGATCAGCTAGAAATCCTATCACAGGATAAGAAACGGATCGTTGCGGCCATTGCCCCGGGTAAGGTCGGACAAACGCAACTGACAGTTTCGGTCGGCAAGACTTTCACCGAAACGCACCCGTTCAAATACGTTTTCATCCGGATCGTGACAGTCGACGATGCGCGGGACGGCGAGGCACTTGCACGCGCTTCCCTAGTCGATCGCAAGGACGCTGTACTCGCCACGGTCCGGCCACTAGGGGTCGAACTGATCTCCGACCAACCCGATCTTCCGACTATGGTGCTGGGCGCACCGTCGCTGGAAGCGCTACAGGCAATTGAGACGCACCCACAAGTGAAAGGGTTCGATAGCCCGCGGCCGATCCGCACTGACGCGACCGAAAGCCTGCCGATCATCAACCATGTCGAAGCGATGCGCCTTTCCGACCTCGTCGGTCCGAATCCCGGCATCGGCACCAGTGTGCTGGTCCTCGATACCGGGATCGACTGGCGCAACCCCTTCTTCAACTGCCGTACTCTGACCTCGCCGGAGTGCCGGGTCGCGGCGATGGTCGAATTCGGCCCCGACGACGGGCGGGCGGAAGACGGTACGTTTCACGGTACGAATGTATCCGCGATCGTCCTGTCGGTGGCGCGTAACACCAAGGTTATCGGCGGCGACGTCATCGGCCCGGCCACTGATTCCTCGATGATTGCAGAAGCGGTGCAATGGGCAGTCGAAAATCGCGACACCTACAATATCGCGGCGATCAACATGAGCATCAGCGTACCGGGAACCGAGAGTACGGGGCCGTGCTACAACGACCCGATCGCCGCAGCGATCAGATACGCACGCTACAACGGGATCGTCGTCGCGACCTCGACTAGCAACGACTTCCTCTCTGACCGGATGCCGACCCCGGCGTGTTCTCCGCTGTCGGTGCGCGTCGGCGCAACGGGCGATGCGGGAGACACTCTCGACAAGGAAATGGATTTTTCGAACGCCTGGGCCAACGCTTTCATGGTTGCGCCGGGTAGCTTCATTACGGCCGGCGGGCATACGATGCAGGGGACCAGCCAGGCCTCCCCCCACGTCGCCGGCGCTGCAGCAATCATGCGCGCCGCCTTTCCCGACGCGTCGACTGAATTCATCGCCAACCGGCTTCAATATACCGGGCCACTGATCGAATCGAAAAACGAACGCGCCGGGCCGCGGCGACTGGACCTTTATGCCGCATTGGTCGACCATACTTTCCGGCCGGCGCCGATGCCGCCGCATTACGAATGGACCTGGACGGGAACCCGCGACAGCACGCGCCGTCCGGTATCAGACAGGCCGAAGCTGAAGGTCAAAATCAACCCCAGGTATGTTGCCGATCTCAACACCGGGCTGGAGTGGGTCGTGGTGTCGGAGGATCACCTTCCCGAGCCTGCCGAAATCCGGACAGCGCAGGGCATTTGTCGTAGGGTGCTGGGGCCGGCGCATTACCGGCTGCCGACCAGGTCTGAACTCATGACTCTGTGGGATTGGGAAGCACCGCGATCAAGCCGGCTAAACGTGCCGGAGTTGGGGGCGGTAGCAGAGGGCAATTTCTGGACCATGTCTCCGGCGGACGACTATGACGAGGATGGTTTCTTCGTATGGACCGGCGAGGACGGATATTTGTATCGCGAAACCGCGATCATTCCCGATTTCGCGCGCACGCCGAAAAACGTAGCGCTGTGTGTCAGCTCCACCTTCCTCGTCCCGCGCGAGGTACCCGAACGGCACTTTACCGACGAGGGTGGCTGGGTTCACGACACCGCCTCAGGCCTGCGCTGGCTCAAGAAAACCGCCCCGCACCAGACCTTCGCCGAAGCGACCGACTGGTGTGCCGCGCGCACTGATGGAGGCAAGCACTGGCGGCTGCCGTCTGCGCGCGAGGCGATGTCGATCGTCGACGTCGTCGAGCGCGACGGCTCCTATATCGACAGGTCGCTGTTCGGCGAGGAGGAACCGCGCGTCACGATGAGCGATTTTCCGAGCGATCCGGGTAGCGCCTCTCCCTACGAATGGTGGTACTTGGACGAACGACATGGTCGCCTGCTGCAGGGCGGGGGTTCAGGGCACGTGCGCTGCGTCGAAAACCTCGATCCGGCGGCAAGCCACGATGGTGTGCATGTCGGCGATGTCGAAATTATTGGCGACGACGCCGACGAAGATTACCAACGCTTCAAGCGCAGCGGGTTTAGGGAGATTCACGGCGACCTGCTGATCAACGCGCCCGAACTACCGCGGGTCCTGTTGCAGCGACTCGAAAGGGTCGACGGCAATGTCGTCATCAGCAATCTCGACAAGGCCGATTTCGTTGCGTTGCCGTTCCTCTCCGAGGTGACGGGCAATGTCGAAATCGTAAAGACCAATGCCCGGGAGATCGACCTGCGGCGGCTCAAGATCGTCGCGGGAAACTTCGTGCTGGATGAAAACCGCGAGCTCGGCGTCGATCAGTCGAGCGGCACGAATGGCGACGGCCTCGATGCTCCGATCCAGTTGCGCAACCTCCAGGCGATAGGCGGCGAGCTGAGAATCCATCGCAATGCCAAGCTTAAGTCCTTCGGTTTCAACCAGCTGCGAAGCGTGGGACACGACTTGGAGGTGTCCTCGAACAACAGTCTTGAGCGGTTCGGGTTCTTCATCCGGACGATCGGCGACAACTGCCCGCAGGTCGGTTCGTGCGGCAGCCTGTGGGTCAGTGGCAACCCTGTCATGGGCAATTTCACGATGACCGCGCTCGAGAAAATTCGCTGGGGACTGGATGTTCAGGCGAATCGGAATCTTGAATTCTATTCGGCGGTCGCCGAAATGAACGGGCTGTATCGCGTCGAAGGAAACCCGTCGCTTTGCGCCTACGACCGCGTGGATGGGGGGCTGCGGGCAAGCTTAAATCGGCGGATCATGTCCGAAATCTCGGTGACGCGCAACAAGCTTGACACAGTTTACAAGCGATGCAGCAGCCGCTGCCCGAACGAGGATCGTTGCGATCTCTGGCCTAGTCCCTGACTATTGCTTCGAACGCGCAGACCCGCAGATCAAGTGCGCTGAAAGTCAAGTCAGAGGTAGCGGCGGTAGTGTCGAGGTTACGAGACCTACGAATTTTGAAATTGCGGATGATAGTCCGCTTCAATCAGCTGCCGAACCGAAACCGGACCGTCTGCAATCGGCCCAACTACAGTCGCTCGGCTACGGCGCAGCATTCGCCTCAGGTGGCTCGGCGAAGAGCCCAATTGCAATCTTGTGCTCGACGCCGCGCGCCACGTCATCGACCCGTGCTGCGGTCGCTGTCTTGTCGTAACCGCCATTCTCGGTGAGGCAGGCGTTGACCGGGCGCCGATGGGTAATGCCTTCATGGTCGAAGGTCACCAGCACGGTGCCGGTTGCGCTGTCGAATTTGCCGATAGTGATCTTCATGCGGACGGTCCTTGTTGCGGAAGGTGTCAGTCGAATTCGGGCCAGAGCGGGCTGCCTTCGATCATGAAGGCATCGAGATCGGCGGCGCTGGTCTCATCGAGCAGCTCGCCGATCCGGTCGCTCGCGGCCCGGATGGCATCGATCCGCTCGAACCGGCGCGCGCCTTCTTCACTCGGTTCGCGCTGGTCGTTGCTCTGTCGCCAGAGCGGGCTGATCTGCACAATCCTTCGGCCTGCTTCGCTCTTGATCGCCTCGTGCAGTGCGGCCCGTCGCTCGGCCGCCGGGGGGCGGCGCAGGGTGGGCCTGCCATCGTTGTCAGGCATGATCGTGGCACCCTCGCTTTGCCCGGCGAGCAGCCGGGCGTGAAGCGCTTGCGTGATGGCGACGGCATCGTCGGGGATGGCATCGCCATGAAAAGCCGGATCGTAGAACCCGTTGGTTGACGCTGCATAGAACATGGTAACTTGCCCTCAGTTGCCGATCGCGATGATGCAGACGGTCGATGAAGAGCCGCCGCCGTTGTTGCCGTAGGCTCTTCCTCCAGCGGTGGAGATATTGGACAGATAGGCAGAGTAGGATCCGGAATAGCCGAGCCCCTGCCGCCCGCCCGGCACCGCCGCGAACACGGCATTGGGGAACGCAACTGGCCAGCTGAAATTTGATGTGCCGCTGGCTGAGCAGGAGACGTTCACCCATTGCAAAAGCATGCCGTTCGACAGCCAGAGGCGGCCATTCGTGCTTTGGCTGGAGCCGATGTCTCGCAAAAAGTCCGACCCGTGCAATCCGTCCAGCAGGTCCGCGTCCAACCCACTACCTGCGCCGTCATTGCCGACGTGCCAGAGCATATTTCCGTTGGAGAAAGCATTCCCGGTCATGTGGACATTGCCCACGATAATATCGCGACGCTGGTTGGTAATGTCGCCTTGCGCAGCAAACACGAACCGGTTCAGGGCATCGTAGTAGATACGACCGGCCCCCCTGCCTCCCCAATGGAAATTCAGGCCCGGCGCATAGGTTTCGGCACTCTGCGAGTTGCCGACAAAGCCAGCCTCTCGCAGTTCCAGGCCGCCGAACGCATCGTTTGACGGTCCGCTGCGCGCAAGCGTGATGTCGCCTCCCATTTGCCGACCCATCGCGAGAAACAGCGAACCGGAGGTGCCGTGGAGCAGGTCCGCGTCCAGACCACTGCCTGCGCCGTCGTTGCCAGCGTGCCATGCAGTTGCGCCCAGGATTGTTATCGGGACGTTGAATCCGAACGGCCCGGAGTTGCTCGCGATACCCCATATCGGCACAGAACCGCTACCGCGGTCGGTGTAGAACACGACGTTGCCGTCATCCTGCGAAACGATGCGTGCGTTCACCAAGCCCACGCGGTGCGCTGAGATTGCTGCCCCGCCGCTGGTCTTCGCCACCGCAATATCGCCGCTAAAGGTGTCTCCCGCCCTGTTGGCTGGTGTATAGCCAAGGCGCGCGGCGATGTTTGTGTAGAAGCTGCCGTGCTGCCCATCGAGCAGGTCGGAATCCATACCCGATCCCGCACCATCTACCGTGCGCAGCCTGGCGAGAATGTCGGCGGCAGTGTAATTTGCCCCGAGCACGAAAGCAGCCGCCTGCTTCCCGTCCAGCAAGTCCGCATCGAGGCCGCTGCCCGCGCCATCGTTGCCGGGGTGCCAGATGGCCGAATTGTTCGCGCCAAAGCGCGCATCCAGCCATGCGGTGACAGCATCCTTGATCGCTTTTGCCGTTGCGGCGCGCTCGGTGTCAGCGCCTGCGATTGCCTCCACGCTGGTCAGCAGTTCGACCACACCTGCGCGCTCGGTCGTGGCGGGCGGGTTGAGGAAATTGGCATCGCCGAAGGTCAGAAGGGCGGCGTCGATATCGGCGAAGATCGCATCGATCGAGATGGCCGCGATGCTCTGCGCGGTCTTCTCGAGGAACGGGTCGGTCTGGCCATAGATCGCGAACAGGGTGCCATCGCCAAGGTAGAGCGCGAAGGAACGCAGCGCATAGGTATCCTCACCGCCATCGGTGACGTTGACGTGAATCGTGTCCGCCGCGACCACATCGCCAGCGACGCCCGCAATGCGCTTGAATTCGCCGGGCAGGCTGATCGCCGTGGCGGAAGGCACCACTGCGGTTTCGGACAGTCCGATTGCGGCAATGATCACCGGCGTAGTGCCGGTGTTGCTGGCATTTACCAGCGCGGCGCGGCCAGCGTTGGTGACTTTCATGGTCAGCGACATTGAACTGGCTCCGATTGGGAAGGGATCATGCGGCGATCGCCCGGATCCGGGTGTTCACCATTGGCCGCGCCACGGCGCGCAGGCCGATGGCAGCGCGCGCGTTCTGCGCTGTGGTGAAGGTGAAGTGGCTGCGCGCAGGCTTGGTGCGCGCCACCTCGGCGATCACCGCATCGATGAATTCCTGCGAGGGTACGGCTTCCGACTGGCCGCCGAGCGACACCGAAAGGCTGAAGGTGTGCGGCGCAGCCGGCGGATCGACCTCGAACCATTCGCGCACCACCACCGCGCCGCCGAAGCTGTCGACAACATCAATAACCGATTGCGTGGTGCCCTTGATGCTCTGGATCGCAATGGCGCTGGCAACGCGGGCGCGGCGGATATGCAGCGGCCAGTCTGACGACCACTGGTCGATCGACAGTGCCCAGGCGAGCCAGGGTAGCAGATCCTCCGGACAGTTCTCGGCCGACCACAGGTCGCGCAGCGGCACATCGATGGCGCCGATCCGCGCATCGACCAGCTGTTCGAGTGCGCGCTCGAGCGCGACGGCGTTGGGCGGCAGCAGCGAGGTCATTCGCCGACCCCGGCATCGGTGAGGGTGACACCCTCGCAATAGCCGCACTGCTGGCGCGTCAGCACGAGATCGGCAGGGGGCTGGGCAAGCGTGATGTTCTGCACGCCTTCCGGGTGCAGTGCCGCAATGATGCCCGCGCGAGTAACATCGCGGCCGAGCCGCAGGGCATTGGCCAGATGATCGGCAAGCCGCGCCCCGGCTTCGGCGAGGACCACCGATCGATCCGGCCCCGAAAGGAACGTGATGCTGGCGGCAATGGTGAAGGGCACGATCTGGGCCGATTGCACGGTGACATGATCGGTCAGCGGGCGAACGCTGCTGTCGGTTAGCCTGGCCTCGACCGCGGCAAGCACCGGTGCCGATGCCGTCCCGTCGCCTTTGCGCGAAAGTACGGTCACGACGACCTCGCCGGGTGTCGGGCTGATGGCGGAGGCATCGAGCACGTCAGAATTGGCCGACAATGCGTGGAAGATGTACGCACCTTCCGGCCCGGCCACCGAATAGCCCTCGGGCGCGAGCACCATGCGTCGGCGCAGGCTGTCATCGCTCTCGTAGGTGGGCGCGATCCCCAAGGCCGGATTGCCCGGATCGATGATGAAACGCTCCACGCCCAGCAGCGCGGCCAGTGCATCGAGATCTGCACCCAGGGCAAAGGCGGGCATCACCGCGCGGGCCGCATCGTTCACCCGCTGGCGTAGCAGCAGTTCGCGATATGCAAACAGCTCGATCACCTTGATCAGCGGATCGCTTTCCAGCGTGGGATCGAAGTCAGGGAAGTAGGTGGCGAACTGCGCCAGCGCGTCAGCGCGGATGGCCGCGTAGTCGAGCTGCTCGATCACGCTCGGCGCGGGCAGGCGCGAGAGGTCGACCCCGGTAAAACTGTCCGATGCAATTGCCATGGCGCGATCAAGCCCGCCGCACGCCGCGCAGGCGAGGGGCCGCATTTGTTGTGGCGCACACTACAAGTCCACGCACTGGCTCAGCCAGCCTCGCGCGCAATGGTGGCGCATCTGCAATGCGAGGAAGCGACGTGAAGGCGATCGAAATCTATGCCGACGCTATCCGGTGGTGGGGCTTCATGGCCGGTGTGATCGGCCTCGACGATATCCGTCGCCGGGCGGTGACGTTCTGCCGCGATAGCCGCTGGCAGTCGGCCCAGCGACTGTGCGCCGATGCCTGCGCCGAGGTAACGCTCTGCGCGCTTCTGGCCATCGTCGGGATTGCAGTCCCGCTGATCGGCCATTTCACGCCAGTCGAGGTGAACTCGCCCATTGTCCTTGCCGCTCTGTGGACGGCGTGGGCCTGCGTGAGTGTGGCAGGCTGGGCCTATGTCGTCAGCCGCGCCGTGCGCGAGCCTCTGCTGCTGGGCTGCGCGGTGCTGGCGCTGTCGTGCTGCATCCTGGCCGCCATCGCGGCCTCTTTCGCCACCGGGGGGCAATAATGGTCAGTGGAACCGAAACCGCGATCAAGGTCGCGCCGCCGATCATGATGGCGGCCATCTCCAGCGAGGTCGACCTGCTGTGGCTGATCGTGATCCCGGCCGGGCTGGTGATCGGGACGATGGCGCAGGCCGGGCTGCTGGTGAAAGCGGGCACGGCGCACGAGGAATTCCGCAAGCAGATGCTGGCCTCGGTGCTGGTGGGGCTGGCCAATTGCGTGCTGGCGGGTGTTATCATCTGGTCGCTTGGGCTCAACTACGTGCAGGGCCTCGCTGCCGCGACGCTGTGCGCATTCGGCGGTGTCGGCTCGATCGAGACGGCCTTCGCCTGGGCCTATCGGCACCTGCTCCAGGATGCCGCCGCGCGCGGTGGCCGCAGCAAGGGTGATGGCGATGTCTAATCCGCGCGCACCGCTTTTCGCCGCGCTTGAAGCAGCCGCTCCGCCCGGCCTGCTCGATGATCCGGGCAATGTGCTGGCCTTCAACAACCTGCTCGATGCCTTCGGCGTGGCGCGAGAGCAGCCTGATCAGGGAGAGCCTGCGTGACGCGCCTGAGCGAACACTTCCACCTTTCGGAATTCACCCGCAGCCAGGAGGCCGCGCGGCGCGGGATCGACAATTCCGCGCCCGCCTGGGCGGTGCGCAACATGGCGCTGCTGTGCCAGCATGTGCTGGAGCCGACCCGCGCCCATTTCGGGCAGCCGATTGTCTTGAGTTCGGGTTGGCGCGCCCCGGCGCTCAACAGCGCGATCAAAGGATCGAAGGACAGCCAGCATTGCAAGGGCGAGGCGGCGGACTTCGAGATCCACGGCATTTCCAATCTCGAAGTTGCGCGGTGGATGCAGCGCAATCTGGCCTTCGATCAGCTTATCCTCGAATTCCATGTGCCGGGCGATCCGAATTCGGGCTGGATCCATGCCAGCTACCGCGAGCCGTGCCGCAAGGAGGCATTGACCGCTGTAAAGAAGCGCGTCTTCGGTCGGCTCAAGACCGTGTACCTGCCGGGGTTGGTCGCGTGAGCCCGCGCGGGCGGCGAACCTGATGCGCGGGCTTGCCGATCTGCTCGGCGTGCCGCGCTGGTTGGTGCTCGCCGCCGCAGTCGCTGTGCTCGTCGGCGGCAGTGCGCTGCTGGTGCGCTGCCACGATCGCGGTGTGATCGATGGTCACGAGAAAGCGCGCAGCGCCCGGCAGGCTCGCGCCGCGAGTGAGGCCGACCGCACCGCAATCGCGAACGATGCCCAGCGCGCCCAGGTCCGGGCGGCTGACAGCCATAAGATGAGGGAGGCCATCGACCATGCCGAAGCGATCGATCCGCAAGCTGTGCGTCAGCCCGCTGGCCCTGCTGTGCGCGCTGCTGCCGACAGCCTGCGCGACCGTGCCGAAAGATCCGGCGGCACCGCCAATTGAATGGAGCGAGCCGGTCGCCTGGCCCGAATTGCCGCCGGGCGAAGCGACATGCCCGGCAGGCGATGCGGTCGGCAGTGCGATCCCTTGCTTGTCCGACCGGCAAGCAGCGCAGCTGATGGCGGGGCTGGCCGATGCGCTTGACGAAGCCAACGGTAGGCTGGCGAACCTGCGCGACTGGTTCGCGGCCTATGGCGCTGCCAGCGGGCAGAAGCTGGCGAGTTCGCGATGACCAATTAGATGGCCAATATTGGTGTGGATTGCGGACTTATGAACACGAGGGACAGCTTGCGTCGTTGCGATACGATCCTAGAACTAGGCCACGATGATTGATGAACATCCTATTTGGCAGTGCGTGATGTGAGAGAGAAGCGCGTTGGCTTCTTGCTCCTGCTTCTCGTATCGGCATTGGTCGTAGGCAGCGGCTACTTGTTCGCTGGACCTTATTTTTTTATAGCTCTTCTGTCCTTCGACAATCCGATCTTTTCGTCGGTTTTCATCGCGCTAATTGTCTCTCCGCTTGCTTACCTATGGATTGGACGCAGCCAATGACGAGCGTCCCTGCAACAGTTTGCGGGTGGTTTTCTGCCATTGCGGCCCCGGCGGATCGCCTTCTGGTGTGCTCATGAGCACTTCGCCTACCAGCGTCGGACTTGGCGGGGACGGTGACGAGATTGTGGCCATCGACGACATTGAACGCTCCTTTGGGGTCAAGCTTGATAAGTCCCACGCGGCACAATGGCACACTGCTGGCGATGTGTTCGCATCGCTCTGCCAAGCGCTGCCTTCCGACAATGGTGGGGAAGACCAGTGGCCGCGCTTGTGAAAGCGAACGTCCAATGGTCGGCGGTTCCTCAATCCCCGTCGATCATGCGTGCTACGATCTCGCGCACCTTGTTATCGCGTTCGGCGAAGCGGAACGGCTCGACCTCTTCCACAACGATCTCGTCGGCTTCCGGTTGTTCGTTCAGGTGCGCCATTACATCATCCGCGAACTTATTGAGCGGCACGCTATGGGGGGACTCTTTCAAGCCTTCCAACAGGTCGGTCGCGACTTGCGGGGGGATGATCTCTATAACCTGTGCATCCCCTTCCAGCAGAGCGCGAAGCGCCACCACGTAGGAGTGGACCGCCGCCTTGCTCGCTGAGTAGGTTGCCGCTGCGGGATAGGGGACGAACCCGGTGCCCGAAGACACCACGAGGATTGCTGAATCAGGCTGGTCCTTCAAATGGTCAACCAGCGCATCGATAACCCGGATAGGACCGAGCAGATTGGTCTCCACGATTTTTTCCGCACGAGAAAGATCGCGAGCAGTCGTCGGATCTTCGGCTCCGGAAATTCCGGCGCAGTTGAGTAGGACGTTGAGACCGGGATGGTCGGCTATCACCCCTTTGGTCACGGTTTTGACCGCAACGGGATCATCGACGTCCAGCTCGTAGAACGTCATTCCGTCCCGACCTGCGACAGCCTCTTCCAGTGCATCGCGTCGTCGCCCGGAGACGATGACCTCGTTGCCCTGGTCATGCCAGCGGTGGGCGAGTGCCCGTCCGATGCCGGAACTACCGCCGGTGATGAAGATCGTGTTGCCGCTGCGTTTCATGTCTGCTCCTGCGCGTGAATGGCGAAAATAGGTAGCAGACGCCCGACCGCCATGCCCAATCCTGGCGCATTCTTGCCTATTCCTGCTCAATCCCTATCCCATCGGTCTCTCAGATGATTCGATCGCGAGGATAGGCGCCAATGGACCCAATGGTTGCAAAGCTGGGATGCGCCGCCACCAGACATGCCTGCGAAGGTCTCGTCACCACGCCGATTGCGAATTTCGGCCTTCTCAAGGTCAGCCGGGAAACCGATCTTCCGCCGGAAATCTACCGACCCGTCGTCAGCCTCATTGTTCAAGGTGAGAAACAGCTTACGATCGGCACACAGGTTCTGACGTATCGCGCCGGAGATACCTTCACCACATCGCTGGACCTGCCGGTGTCGGCGCGGATCACGAGGGCCAGTCCCGAAAGACCCTATCTCGCAATCAGTTTCGCTATCGATGCGGGGCTCGTCGGGGATATGTTTCTTAACATGCCGGATCCTGCCGAGCCCCTGCCCGAGCGGGGCTTCGCTGTCGATCGGGCAGGATCGCAACTGCTCGATGTATACGGCCGGGCTTTATTCTTGCTCGATCAACCGGAAGACGCGTCGGTCATGGCGCCGCTTCTGGAGCGCGAACTTGTATATCGGCTCCTAAAAGGTCCGCAGGGTGCGGCGTTGAGACGGCTCGTAACCGGAACCCACGCCATCGCTGGCGTGCGAGAAGCAATCGAAAGGATTGGCCAGAGTTACAAAGATCCGTTCAGCGTTGAAGAGATCGCCAGGGCGGTCGGCATGAGCGCGTCTGCCTTTCACCGGCATTTCAGAACCGCCACGGGCATTACGCCGCTCCAATACCAGAAGACCCTTCGGCTCTACGAGGCGCGGCGCTTGCTCGTGACGCAGTCAGTCACCGTCGGTTCGGCCGCCTTTTCCGTGGGATACCAGAGTGTATCGCAATTCACGCGTGAATATCGGCGAATGTTCGCAGCACCACCGGGCCGAGATACCCGCCCGCGGTCATCGGTTTGATAGCACGACAATAGCAATTGTTGCCGCCACCGGATCTGAAATCCAATTGTTTCATCACCCATCACTGGCGAACCAGCCCCCGAACCGATCGACGGCTATCGGTGAGCTAGGTTTTAATGATGTATGTCCAATAATAGAGTCGGAAACTGACTGGCAGCTTTTAGCGAACTGAGCGGTATAGAGGATCGGTCTGTCCGCTAGCGAAGTCCCGCAAATCTAAGTCAGTGACTTGCTTTCCAGATGCTCGATCACGGCATCGAGTAGCTGCTCGCGTTCGCGCGCGGTCATCCCCAGCAGCTCGCGCCGCGCATAGCGCACCTCACGCGATTGCCGCGCGGGGCGGTCGCGCAGGCCAAACTGGTGAACCGTGGCGACCGCCGCGACGCTTCCGGCAAAGCCGATCCACGCCTCGTTGTCGTTCTGCCCGGTGTGCAGCACGCCAGAGCGGCCGATCTTGCGGAACATGCGGCGGTCGCGGATCTTGCTCCGCTTTCGGATCTTGCCGCCGCCTGCGTTGTCTTCCTCGGGATCGACCCGCAGCCACTTGATCACCTTGGCATATTCGAAGCTGCGCAGGCCGCCCGCCTCGCGGTCGAAGCCGGTGAACACCGGCCCCTGCTTTTCCCAGCTCTTCATGAACACCAGGCGCGGCGTGCCCGATCCGCCCGAGGGATAGAGGAACTTGACCGCATAGTTGCCCGGCACCGGCTCGGGCGGGGCCTTGCGCCTTGCAAAGTCGGAGCCATCGGGGTTCTTCTGTGCGCGGATGCGCTGCTGGTTCGCGCGGCGCATCTCGGTCGCCACCTTGCGGAACAGCCGCCGCCTTGCCTTTGGCTCAAGCGACTTGAGCATCCCGCCGACAAAGGCTTCCAGCTCGGCCAGATCGCCGTCGATCTCGGCCATCGGTCAGGTCTCCTGCTGCGGCACCAGCAGTTCTTTCGCGCTGCCGCCGGGAGCATAGATCTCGCGTAGTAGGGCGAGCTGCTCGCTCAGCGGTTCTGTTCCGGGAATGGCGGGCTCGGGGCGGGGAGCGACGGCATAGCCACCGTCGCCGCCTGGCTGGACATCGACGGCCTCGCTCAGCGGCAGCGTGATCTGCACGTCGACTGCCTGATTGTCGATCGGATCGACCTCGAAGCCGATATCGCTGACACCGGCCTGATGGTTGAGCAGCAGCTCGATCTGGTTCTCACCGATCCACACCAGCAGCGGCAGGAAGATCTGCCCCGGATCGCCGCGATAGTTGAGCAGCACGATCTCCGCCTTGTAGCGATATTCGAAGCCGAGGCTGGTGCCGATGCGCGCCGCGAGCGTGCCGCCGGTCACATAGATCGTCAGCGCATCGGGTTCACGCTGCAGCTCGGGCAGGGCGGCGGTGAGGTGCGCGCGGAGGCTGTCGGGTTTTCGCATGCTTAGTCCCACAGTTGGATGATGGACCGCTCGGGCGTGAAGCTCTCGGGGATCGCCGGAATGGTGACGAGCTGCCCTTCGGCGAGCGTGGTTGCGCCGTCGGCCAGGCCCCGGTTCAGCTCCAGCACCTGCTCGACCACGCCGCTGGTGCGGCCAAGCAGCCGCCAGCACAGCGCGTCGATGGTCTCGCCTTGCAGCGCGCGGGCCTGATGCCGGGCCGCCATCAGATCAGCTCGACCGCCGTGCGGCCGACGCCCTTGATATCGCGGATAGCGTGGACGGCATTGCGCCGGTGATCCTCGGCGCTCATGTCGAGCAGCTCGCCGCGCGATTGACCGGAGCCGGTCGCGGTCAGATCGCCATGGGTTTCGCGCAGGTCAGCCGTGGCATGGGCATAGACCGCGCGCCGCCAAAGCTTTACGAGGCGCGTCTCGTCGCCGATCATGGCAGCGGGCACGTCTGTAAGGCGTGTCCGCCCGAGATCCTCCTGCCCAGCACGCCATGCCGCCAGATCGCCGTCGACGGTGAGCACGGCACCGGACAGCGCATCGATCAGCCGGTTGTCGGGGATCAGCGTGCCGCCGATCCTCTGCACATCGCGAAAGTGGTTGATGTCGATGTCCGGCCAGAACGGGCCGAGCTGCAGGATCGTGCCCGGTGCGGTCACATCCGGCGCGGGGGAGGAGATGAAGCCTGCCATCAGTCTGCCAACCAGTCCATTTTTTGCTGGGGAGTATGGTCGGTGGCATCGCGGTCATGCATGACCGCGTAGCGTGTGCAACCGGGCAGCATGTCGGCGATGTTCGCCTTGTCTGCTTCCGTCAGCTCAATCGCGAGGGGTTGGCCCGGCTCGGCTTCGTACCAGGTGTTTCCGACCTTCACTCGCATCTGATCCTCCTGAAGAAAGTGGGGGGTGGGGATCGGGAGCGCGGTGAGGCCGGGCCTGCCGCGTTCCGTCACCGCCCCCCGGCGCCGGTGGGCGAGCTCGTCAATTGTCGGCTTGTTTCTGACCGCCCTCGGCAGGCGGGGCGGCCTGCTTGTCGAGCCAGCTGGTCAGCCGTTCGATTTCCTTCTTCACGCCGACCTTCGGCGCCAGCGCAATGGCGCGGCGCAGCTCGGCCAGAGCGGCGGTGCGGGCATGGCCTTCGGCGCCGGCGGCGGCATTATCGCCGGCAGCGCTTTCGCGGTCGGCTTCGCGCACCAGCTGCAGGCCGATGGCCTTGTGCAACTTCGCGCGCACCTGATCGGGCATGTCCTCTGCCGCCGTCAGCTGCTGGGTGCGCTGGAGCACGGCCAGATCGAAGTCGCCATCCTGCCCGATTTGGGCCAGCGCGGCATGGGCGATCTCCTCTGCCACCACGCAGCCGGTGGTGCGCTCGAAGCGCTCGGGCAGGCGCAGGCCGAAGCGCAGCACATGCTCGGCCATGTCGAGCGCCTGATCGAATTCGCCGATGTCGATGTGCCAAAGCATCATGGTGCTGATGATCTCGTCCTGCACCGCCTTGCCCGCCACGGCGGCGGCTTCGATCGAGGCGAGAACGTGCGGGCGATAGGCATCGACCATCTTGCGCTTGGCCGCGATCTTGCCCTCGGTCGACTGGATCTGGCGCAGGCTGGCGAGGTCCTCGCCCAGCGCGGCAAGCAGCAGCTGATATTCGGTCGCTTCGGCGCCGTCGCTGTCGCGTTCCGGGGCTACTTCGGCGGCGGAGCTGCTGTCGATTGCCTGCCGCGCCAGCTTCGCCCGGCGCACGATCTGGGCGGGCGTGCGGCGGCGCGGTTCGGTGGTGGCTGCCGCAAGCGTGGCGGCGGTGATGTCGAGCTGAGGGGCGGGGCGTGCCACCTTGGTTGCCGACTTGGCCCGGTCGATCTTCTGCGTCTCGGCTTCGGCCTGCGCGGCAGCGATCCTGGCGAGTTTTGCCTGCTTGATCCGGAGAGCGTGCGACATGGGCGGATTCCTCTGAAAGCCGGGGTGGGCGGGATCAGGCCGGCAAGCCGACAAGTCCCGCCCTTGGGGTTATGTTGCGAACTCGATGTTCTCGATCAGGCAGGCGAAGTCGTAATCCTCGATCACGTAGGCATCGTTCGAGGATTGGTAGTCCTCGATGCGGTCGCGTTCGGGCACGTCCTTGATGTGGCGGCGGCGCTTGCCGTCCTGCTCGTAGATCGAGAGGTTGTCGTAGCGGGTGATGAAGATCGACCCGGCCGGGAAATAGGGCACGCGATCTGCCGGAAGTCCGCCCAGACGCTTGGTGCTGGTGATCACGTCGCGGGCCAGCTGCTCGGTCGGTGCCAGCTCCTGGTTCACCAGCGGGAAGTATTTGTCGTGCAGCAGATCGCGCGAGACGATGGCGACGAGCTCGGTATCTTCCGAGGCCCAGGAGGGCAGCAGATTGGCCGTGGCATCGTAAACCAGCGCGTCGAGCGAGGCATAGTCGCCCGAGGGGCCATAGGTGACCTTGCCCGATGCGCCGACGACTTCGTCGAGCACCTGCGCGGGCTTGTCGGTGCGCAGCTTCTGCAGCCACCCGATGTTCACATCCTGCCGCAGCGGATTGGCCACCGGGTCGCTGGTGGCGGCGTGGCTGGTGCCGTTGAAGCCGACCAGGATATTGTCGAGCGCCTGGCGCTTGACGATCTGGTTCTGGATCCGCTGCTCGAAGTCGGGGAACTTCGCCCACATGTCGAGCAGCGCATAGCGAATGTGCGTGTCCGAGTTGTTCTGGAAGCACTCGTAGCCGTACTCGTCCATGGTGCTGGGCGAGGTCGTCTGGCGGGTGCCTGCGCCGCTGGTGTCGGTGTTCGAGATCAGCGGCGAGCCGACGGAGAGGCCGAGCAGCGCGCCCTTCATCTCGGGGACGGTCACCACGTTGATGCGCTGCAGGAACGCGCTCGACTCCTGTTTGCGGTCGACCAGCTTCTGCTGAACCGAAGGCTCGACGCTGAACTTGTTGCTGGCCGATTCGACCTGATTGATCTCCGCGATCCGCTCGCAGAATTCGTTGAAGAGGAGGCGGGTTTGGTTACGCATGAGAGGCTCCGGTTGATGGGCGAGCGATTGGGGAAGCGAGCGGAAAGGGTAAGGTCAGCAATCCGCGCGGACGCGGTCTGCGCCGCCGGTTCCGGCCGGGCGCTGGGTGTAGCTCTTGCTCGGTTGCTGCTCGATCGCGGCCTGTAGCGCGGCCATATCCTCGCCCAGCTTTCCGACCTTGACCGCAAAGGCCGCGTTGTTCGCGTTCAGCGCCGTTTCAAGCTTGGCGAAATGCTCCGCCATGCCGCTGGCAAAGGCCGCAATCTGATCGCTCTCGGCATCGGCAGCGGGCGGGGCGGCCGGGGCTGCTTCCGGTTCCTTCGGCGCGGCGAGCTGCGAGAAGAAATTGCGCATTGCGGCGAAAGCGCCGGTAACCTCGCTCTGGTCGGCGCCGCCACCTGCGCGATCCTCGAACTCGATCGCGAAGGCATCGGCCAGCGCGATCAGGTTATCCTTGCGCGCTTCCTCGCGGGTGCTGAACTTCAGCAGTTCGGTGCCAAGGCTCGCCGGGCTATCGGTGAGCGCGAGGCCGACGAGATATGCCTTGCCGGTGCCGGCGAAGTTCGGGTTGATCTCGACGCTGGAGAACACCTTCTGATCGGCCTTGGTCAGTTCCTTGGCCTGATCGTTGACCTCGAAGCTGGCGAACAGCGCGAGGCGTTTTTCATCCTTCCCGCCAAGTTTGAGGGTGATCTCCTCGGTGCGCACCTCGGCGACGCTGCCATAGGCATTGAACGGCGGGACGGGAGAATAGCCGCGCAGGTGCTCGCAGTTGATGCGCGCGGTGTAGGTGGCCGGATCGTAGGTCGCCGCCATCTGCTCGATATGCGCGCGCTCGATCTGGCGGCCATCGACAGTGGCGCCCTCGACGGCAACGCGGAAGAACTTGGACTTGGCCATGCTGGCAGCTCCTGGGTCGGTGTTCGGGACTTAGAATGACCCGGCCATTCCGGCCCAAGCGGCCCGTTCGGGCAACGTGGCGCGCTTGTTGTGGCGCACACCACAAATGGCGCGCGATGAACCGCGCCTCGCTCGCCCGCACCATGCGCGCGCATGGCCGACCAATCTGCGCCCTTTCCGATCCCCTATGACGCGCGCCGGGTGGCGCGCGGCTATTACTGGCGCGGGTGGGGCGTTAGCGAGATTGCGCGCGAGCTGAACCTCAAGCCCAGCACGGTGCAAAGCTGGAAGGACCGCGAAGCCTGGGACGATGACCCGGTCATCCGCCGCGTCGAGGACAGCCTCGAAATGCGGCTCAACCAGCTGATCTTCAGAGACCAGAAGAGCGGGGCTGACTTCAAGGAAATCGACCTGCTCGGCCGCCAGATCGAACGCATGGCGCGGGTGCGCCGCTACGAGGCACCCGGCGGCCACGAGGGCGACCTCAATCCGAACGTGGCCAAACGCAATGCCAAACCGAAGAAGCCTGCGGCCACGAACCTGCTCACGCCCGAGGATCTCGCGCAGCTGGAGGCGGCCTTCCTGGGTGGGCTGTTCGCCTATCAGGAAGGCTGGTGGGACAACGTCTCGCGGCGCACGCGCTTCATCCTCAAGAGCCGCCAGATCGGGGCGACCTTCTACTTCGCCCGCGAGGCGCTGATCCACGGCCTGAAGACCGGCAACAACCAGATCTTCCTCTCGGCAAGCCGCAATCAGGCGAACATCTTCCGCGCCTATATCATCGATTTCGTCTTCACTGTCACCGGCAAGCAGCTGAAAGGCGAGCACCTTACGATCCAGCGCGGCGAAGATGCAGAGGGCAACCGGCTCGAGCCGTTCACGATGTACTTTCTGGGCACGAACTTCCGCACCGCCCAGGGCTATCACGGCGACGTCTACATCGACGAGGCGTTCTGGATCCTCGGCTTCGAGCAGCTCGCCGGCGTCGCCGCGGGCATGGCCAGCCAGAAACGCTATCGCCGCACTTATTTCTCAACGCCCAGCACGCTCGCCCACGACGCCTATGGCAAGTGGAGCGGCGAGGAATTCAACAAGGGCCGGGCCAAGGACCAGCGCGCGAAGATCGATATCTCGCATGGCGCGCTGAAAGCTGGCGCGCTCGGCGATGATGGCATCTGGCGCCAGATCGTCACCATTTACGATGCCGAGGCGGGCGGCTGCGACCTGTTCGATATCGAGGAGCTGCAGCGCGAATATTCGGTCGAGCGGTTCGAGAACCTGTTCCTGTGCGACTTCATTGACGACAGCCAGTCGAGCTTCCCGCTCTCGCTGGTTAAGCCCTGCATGATCGATGCGTGGGAGGTGTGGCAGGACTTCCACCCCTATGCGCTGCGGCCCTTCGGCGATTTCGAGGTGTGGATCGGCTACGATCCGGCCGAAAGCGAAGACGGCGATAACGCGAGCTGCGTGGTGGTCGCGCCGCCAATGCCCGGTGCCAAGGGCGCTGCGGGCAAGTTCCGCGTGCTCGAAAAACTCCAGTTCAAGGGCAAGGACTACGAACAGCAGGCGGCCGAGATCCGCAAGCTCACCCGCAAGTACCGGGTGACCGAGATCGCGATCGACGGCACCGGCATGGGTTCGTCGGTGTTCCAGCTGGTCGCCAAGTTTTTCCCGATGGCGCGGCGCATCGACTATTCGCCAATGGTGAAGACCCAGATGGTGCTGAAGGCCAAGAACGTCTTCGCGCGCCGCCGGATCGAATTCGACGCGGGCTGGACCGATCTCGCCTCGGCGCTGATGTCGATCCACCCGCAGCTCACCAAGAGCCAGCGCCAGCTCACCTATGTCGCGCGTCGCAGCGCCGAAACCGGCCACGGCGATCTCGCCTGGGCGCTGCTGCACGCGCTGTTTTGCGAACCGATGGACGCCACCGATGGCAGCGGCGTCCGCAAATCCAGCGTGGAGGTTAACCGATGACAGACTTGATCGAGGCTTCGAAGCCGGGGGTGACCGCCTTCGCGCTGGACGATGCCACCTCGGTAATGGATCGGCGCGAGCTGCTTGGATACGTCGAGTGCTGGTGGAACGGGCGCTGGTACGAGCCGCCGGTCAATCCGCGCCAGCTGTCGCAGCTGCTGCAGGCGAGCGCGCACCACGGCAGCGCCATTCGCGTGAAGCGCAACATGCTGGTGAAGCACTTCGTGCCGCACCGCCTGCTCAGCCGAGATGAATTCTCGCGGTTCGCGCTCGACTTTCTGGTGATGGGCAACGGCTATCTCGAGCAGATCCCCAATGCGGTGGGCGGCACCGCGCGGCTCAGAAATTCGCTGGCACTCAACACCCGCCGCGGGCGCGACGATGTCTACTGGTTCGTCGAGAGATATTACGAGGCCCACCGGTTCGAGCCGGGCCGGATCCTGCATCTGGCCGAGCACGATGTCGCCCAGGAGCTCTACGGCAAGCCTGAGTATCTCTCGGCCTTGCAGTCGTTGCTGCTGAACGAGAACGCCACGCTGTTCCGCCGCCGCTACTACCTGAACGGCGCCCATGCGGGATTCGTGTTCTACCTTTCCGAAACCTCGATGACCGACACCGACGTCGACCAGATCCGCAAGGCGCTGCGCGATGCCCAGGGCAAGGGCAATTTCCGCAACCTGTTCCTCCATGCGCCGGGCGGCAAGAAGGACGGGGTGCAGATCATCCCGATCAGCGAAGTGGCTGCGAAGGACGAGTTCCTCAACATCAAGAATGTCACGCGCGATGACATTCTCGCCGCGCACCGCGTGCCGCCGCAGCTCTTGGGCGTGATCCCGCAGAACAACGGCGGCTTCGGCGATGTGCGCACGGCCAACGAGGTGTTCTTCATGAACGAGATCGAACCGCTGATGGAGCGCATCCGCGAGATCAACACCATGCTTGGCCAGGAGGTGATCGGCTTCACGCCATACGAGCCACTCGGCCCGAGCGCCGCCGCCTGAAGAGGCGGGGGCAGGGGCGTTGGCGCGCCCCATGCCGACGGACAGCACCCGTCATGACCCCGACGGCGCCGAATCGGTGCCATCCCGCCTTCCAGCTGGAAGCGGAACAATTAGAGAACGTCATGACAGAGTCCAGCCTTGAATCTATCCTGCCCGGCAAACTTGAGCCGGTCGCCCCGGTGAGGCCGATCGCGCCCTATATCGGCGGCAAGCGTAACCTTGCCAAACGCCTCGCGCAGCGCATCGGTGCGATCGACCACGTCACCTATGCAGAAGTCTTTGTGGGGATGGGCGGGGTGTTCTTCCGCCGCGACCTGCGGCCGAAAGCCGAAGTGATCAACGACTGGTCGGAGGATGTCTCGACGCTCTTCCGGGTGCTGCAGCACCACTACGCCGCGTTCATGGACATGATCCGCTATCAGATCACGAGCCGCGCCGGGTTCGAGAAGCTGCGGGCCATGGACCCCGCCTCACTGACCGATCTGCAGCGGGCGGCTAGGTTCATCTATCTCCAGCGGCTTGCCTTCGGAGGGAAGGTGAGCGGGCGGCACTTCGGCGTCGACGCGGCATCCGCCGGGCGCTTCGATGTGGGCAAGCTCGCGCCCATGATCGAGGCGGTGCATGAACGCCTGGCTGGCGTCGTCATCGAGCGGCTGCCCTGGGCGCAATTCATCGAACGCTACGATCGACACAACACCCTGTTCTATCTCGATCCTCCGTATTTCGGCTGCGAGAAGGACTACGGCGCGGATCTCTTCGATCGTAGCCAGTTCGAGCAGATGGCCGAGCTGCTGCGCGGCATCCGCGGCCGGTTCCTCCTGTCCCTCAACGATCACGCCGAAGTCCGCCGCCTGTTCGCGGGCTTCGACATCGAAGAGCAGTCGGTGACCTACACCGTGGGCGGTGGAGCCCGCGCCCGGCCAGCGGGCGAACTGATCATCTCCAACTAAGGCACGCACCTCGCGTCGCCAGTCAGGGCCGCCGCGGCACGTTCGCGGCGGCCTTCTTCGTGCGCCAGCCCCATGCGCAGGAACCGCCGCGCCTGGACCCCGCGCGCCGCGCTCAGCTCCCCCCCTCGCCTGCGCGCTTTATCTATCGGATTTCACGCAAGCTGCCGCTTTTGACGCGGTGCGATTGCCCTCGGCGCTCCGCTCCACGCTGGCCATAAGGCGCTTCGCGCATTTTCGCGCACCCGGACCACCATTTCCGCTCCATGCGGCATATGGTCGGGCGGTTGGCATCGACCTTGCGCTTGCCCCCCGGCAAGCCCGCCCGGCGCATGCCGGGCTGCACGAGGGTTCCTCCTCGTGGTTCTTTCCTGATTTCGTGACCCCCTGGCGACCGGGACACCATCAAAAAAGCGCGTGGGGAGGTCTCAACCTCCCCACTCCTTATTTATCTTGATGGTGGAGGGGGGATTCAGACCAGTTTCTGAACTCGCCGCTCCGGCAAGCGAAGGGGTGGCCATTTCGATGTATTCTCGCTGTTGCTCAGGTTGGCCGGGGTAGAGGGCGGCCGCCCGCTCGCCGGGTGTCTTGGCTGCCGCCAGCGCTGCGGCGAGGTTGTCACGCCTTGTGCGGGCCGACAGGGCGCGTCGCTCGCGCAGGCTCACGTAGGGCTTGGGTGGGTAGCGCGGAGGGTCGAAGGTCTTGCCCTTGCGCCGGAGCTTTTCCTTCAGCCACTTGAAGCAGCGCTCGGGCAGGCGGGCCATGTCGAAGAAGTAGGCATTCGACACCTGCCGCACCTGCGGCCCTTCGCCCGGCGCATTGCCGGTGCGTTCGGTACGCCGGATCCAGTCGATAAAGCCGTGGGCGTTGAGCTGCTTCAGGCAGCGCACGATCGTCGCGCGTGATAGCTTGGTCAGACGCATCAGGGCATCAAGGCTGGGCTCGCACAGGCCCGTCTTGAAGTTGATGCACTTGCGCAGGATCGTCGCCAGCACCGTGCGGCAATTGGCGTTCAGCTCGTGCTGCTCACCCTTGCGCTTGATCAGGTTGCGCCAGTCATCGAACACATCGAGGTAACGGTCGACGAAGGCGATCCCGTGCTGGAGGGGCCTGAAAACCTGCGCACGCGGATCGTTGATGTCGAAGCTGTCGCGCCGCACCGGTTGGCCGGTGAACTTCTTGTGAAACAGCGCGTGCGGGCGGGAGCCTGCCGCCCCGCTCATGCTGCACCTCGCGCGCTGGTTAGTGGCGCGGTCCTTCGAGGAGTTCGATCGCCGGCACGAGGTTCGCGCTTAGAAGGTCCGCCCACTCCTGCGCTAGTTGTCGCCTTCGCGGCATGTAGGCTGCGCGGTTGTATCGCGACTCTACACCTTGCGGCTTGTGGGCGAGCATCAGGTCGATAATGGCCCGGTCGCCGGGTCGATCGAGTTCTGCCGCGCGTTCGTTCATCACAGTTGAGAAAGTCGAGCGCCAGCCATGCGGAACATGGTGCCCGCTGAATAGCGGGGAACGACGATAGGCCACGCTCAGTCCGTTCTCGCTGAGTGGCAGCAGTGCGCGGTGAGCTGAAGGAAACAGCCACTTCCTGCCGGCAGAAAGGGCGAGGGCGGCCTTCACCGTCTCCACTGCTTGGCATGAGAGCGGGATCGTGAAGGCAAAGTTCGCTTGTTCGCTTTCCGCGCGCTCTAGCTTGAGCTTGGCGGCCGGGATGATCCAGATCGGCTCTTCGCCATCCAGATCGTGAAATTCGGCCGCCTGAGCAAACCGCACCGGGCCGGGTCGGGAAGCGGTCAACGCGAGGAGCCGTGAGGCGAGCTTTGTTGCCGGCCAGTGGGGCTCGGCTTCGAATGCCTTCAGGGCAGCGGCAGCCTGCTTCAGCGACAGGATGGCGGGATACTTGCGCTTCGTGATCGGGCGAAGAATGGCAGATAGCGAAGCTGCCGGATCCGTTGACGTCTTGCCGTCGACAATCGCCAGCTGGAAGATCCTCGAAATTCGCTGCAACATCCGGTGAGCCTGGTCCACAGCTCCACGGTTCTGCATAGTTTCCACGATCGGCCGGATGTCCGCAGGCAACAGATCCGCCAGCGCCCGCTCGCCGATAGAGGGGAAGGCCTCGGCTTCGAGTGCATGCCGCACCTGCGTTGCATGATGCGGCTTCCAGCCATGCGATTGAAGCTCGTGCCAACGCAGGGCAGCTTGCTTGAAGGTGTAGGCACCAGCGTTGGGTGAGGTTCGCCGGGCGCGAATTTGCCGAATGCGGGCACCTGGATCTACCCCGTCGCGCAGTTCCTTGCGCGCAGAATCCCTGCAATCCCGAGCTTCGGCCAGCGGCACTTCGGGAAACTGGCCGAACGTGAGCTGCTTCTCCTTCCCGCCGAAGCGGTACTTGAGACGCCAGCTCTTCACACCGGACGGCAGAACAAGCAGATGGAGACCACCACCGTCGAACAGCTTGACCGGACGTTCGCCCGGCTTCGCGTTCTTGCATTCGGTGACGGTCAGCAT